TTGCTGTGCATTTCGAACCAGACATCCACCCGAGGAATCACACCGTAGGCGTTGCCGGGCGAACAGACCCAAATGGTCCAGCTGGGGTCCTTGAACGGAGCAAGGTCCCGGGAGGACGGGGCGGTCCCGATCATGGCGATCTTGAGGGGAGGTTTGGGTTCGGCAGACAGGTGGGGAGAAATAGGCTTGGCTTCCGGAGGAATAACCGGCGGTGGCAGCGTCATATCCGGAACTTCTATTTTCCTAAGCTTGGGCCTACCCCGCGCGCGAACGGGCTCCGGACCATTACCCCCCTTCAGAAGCTCGGTTCCAGTTGGGGTTATCTTGGCGATATTGTCCATGGTAGCGTACCCTTCTATCGATTATGCCATCCTGGTATCATCCTACCCCCATCATAGGCAATGTGCTACTTTTGGTGACAACAGCCGCAGAAACAGCATGACGGATTGCGCTGGTTATGTCGAACTGCTGCGGAAACCAAAAGCCCCACGGATCATCGGCCCACTGCCGCAATTGCGGCATCGACAGAACCGTAGTGGATATCATCGCAACAGCAAGTGGAAAATTTGAAAACTCATTCGAAGTGTCGTTGCCGATGGTCCAAAGGTTCGTGCTCGAAGCAGCGGATGTCTGGCTGACGCTGCTCGTGAAAACCTGCCCCGTGATCATGTCCCTCATTACATAGTTGATGATGCTGCCACTGAACAAAGGCGCCGACATCGCAATGAAATAGCAACGTCCGACTGTCGGAGTGAAGGAAGCCGCATTGTCTGTATTGGTGTACAAGCATGGCTTGCCGCTATGCATCCACCATCCCCAAGCGTTGCCGGCAGTCGCAACACACTGGTAAGCGCCCCCGTTCGTGGTCGTGTATCGAAAGATCGCAGCTGCCGTAAAATTTCCAACGGGAACACTCGGGAAAGACGTGCCAAGTGCCTTGCACCCGGTCCCTGCAGTCAAGTTTGGACCGATTATCCCATCCGTTCCGACTATCGCGCTGGTTATTTGTGAACCTTGGGTGTTTACACAGCCTAGCCCGGTCAGCAAATTGATGTAGTTGGCATTAAGTGGATTGACAACGACTGCAATCTGCGCGCCCGGCGTCGCAGGATGCGCCGGGTTGATCCCCGGCGATGAGCGAGGATAGGCCAGTTTGCTGGCGGGCCGGATTGGAAAAATAAGCGGCATTAGTTATTCAGCTGGATGTTGTAAGTCCGATACATCACGGTCTGCGTTCCCGAGGTGAACGTAAATCCACTGTTGTTCTGCAGCGCCAGCTTGAAGGTGCCAGGCGGAATAATCACCTGCTGAATGAATCCCACCAGCGTCGTCTGCGATGCTGCTGCAACCAACGGAATCGTACCGATTGGAGGGAAGGTCGGTGTTTTCGCGGCCTGTGTTCCCGCAACAAACTGCCCATCCCCATACGTCGTCCCGTCGTCCAGCAACGCATAAAGCCACAGCGCAAGATTGGCGCCGGCGGCAATGGTGCTTGAGGCAATGGCGCACCGCACCGAAATATCCATGAACATATCCAGATTGGTCTGGTTCGCGACGCCAGTCACACTGCTCAGCACGGCACTGCCATTCGGCAACGAGACAAGGTCGGCCGAGTTGATCACAGTGGTCCAGGTAAAACCGACGCCATTACCTGCAGTCCATGCTGTCCTGTTCGTCATTATGTAAGCCCTGCATTCTGCGCGTCCGCAACCGAAAGACCACCGAGAGTCTGGCTGTTAAACGGATAACTGTTGTCCTCGCACCACGTATGAATGTAGTTATCGAAAGGAGCCACCAAAGCCGCCAGCGCCTGAAGGGTCTGAGTCTTGCCCGCGAACATGTTCTGTATGGCTGTCCGGACCGACGTGCCTTTCGAAGCGTCGATCGACGCATCCAGGATCAACAGTTGAAGCTGCGCGACCTGAAGCGCGGTCAACCCGGCCAAGTCGGTCGCAACGATCGTGTTGATGATCTGGGTGCCGGTGAACATCGCCTTCTGCGGCGCCGCCACGGTCCATCCATTCACCTTGGCCACCTTCTGAGCGGTCGTATCGCCCGGAGCCAACCCAGACCCCGTAACACCAGTCGGCGGCTGGGTTGGACTATTCCAGGCATTGATGAGCGCCGTGTAATCCACCATCGGCCTCCTACGTATTGCTCACATAAAGACACGTTACATACAGCGTCGTCGTAGCTGGCGAAACCGTTGCAGTCCAGTTGTTCGCCGCGGTCGCTTGCGGCACCGCACTATCAACCGGCAGCATGAAACCACGCGTGTCGTTTGCCGGTACTTCGAAAACAAACCGTGTCGTGCCAGCCGTCGCATCCTTGATGGTCACAAGCGCCACCGTCGCGCTGCTGTTCGTTAAGGTCAAGCCATACAAATCCTGAAATACACCCGCAGCGCCAGCGGTGAGAACCGTGGTCTCAGTCGATGCCGTGATCGAAGTGTTCTGCACGCCTTTGAGTTGCCGGATCGCGCCGACTACGACCTGCTTGCCCTGCTTGTCAAACGTCGCATTGACACGCTGACCATCCGAAACCGCGGTCGGGTTCGTCGTCTTGGCGAGGCCGCCGATCTTGACAGGGTAGCCCGCATCGGTCGCAGCATTTGCCGTATCGCCGGACATTGCGGATTGTAGATTGGCCGGGTTGCTCTGGAACACCTGCTCGTCGCCAGGAAGCGAACCAACGACCCAGAACAGCGTCAAAGTGCCCGTGCCAGCAATCACCGTCGACAACCGGACCCGGATAAAAGCACACCCTATCGTGAGAATCTGGAATTGCTGGTTGGCGTTCGCCGTCAAGGTATACGGGTTGGCCAGCAGCGTATTGGTGATCGGATCGATCAAGCGCGATGTCGGGATGGCTTTGTATGTCGTTCCGGCATCATAACTCTCTTCAAACGTCAGCGCGCCGCCCGTGATCGTCGTCGTCGTAACCATCGAGCCGACAATTGAACTGTAGAGAACCTGACCAAATATGAAAGCCTGCCAGGTACCGAGCGTTGTCGAACTGTTCCACGCCGCGGTGGTCAGCGATGAAAACGGCTGCACAACTCGCGTATTGGCCTGAGCATCAAGCTGCAGCGGACTGCAATTGCCCGAGGTGATGGTCGTCGGCGTCGTATTGAACTCGCCACCCGTCAGAATCATGTTGGCCGGCGTCGCGACATTCTGGGTCGAGGCCGCATCAAGAATGCCGCCGGCATTGCCCAGGACGCGCGCCACTGTGTTCAATCTTCCGCCCGTGTCCAACGTCAGAGCGTTGATTGTCGCATTGGTATAGGTGGGAGCAGAGGTTACAACTGCCCCCTGACACATCGGGCCGCCCTGCACCGTCGTCGTCGTCGTCGCAGCAGGTGGGATCGTCAGGCCAAGCGTAGTGATCGTCCCCGTGCCGCTAGTCGGTACGCCATTCGTAATGCTTACAACCGGATCACTCATTTACAGCTTCCCAAATAGTCCCTTAACCGCCTTGTCTCTTGCTTCTGCCATATGCTTCCTGATAAGCGGAGTGTCGTCTTCGCGACCATCCGCATAAACTTCCATGACTGCTCTTTCCATCGCACCCCGGATAATAGGAACAGCGCTTTCCACCACACTGGATGCTGAACCAAGCGCAATGCCAACACTTCGCTTGACCTGGGGATACATCCGCTCCGCCGAGGGCCTTTCCGCGTCGGGCAGCAACGATGGATGATTATGATCCAGCAGCCACCGATGCGAGTAGTAACGCTGCCGCTTGGTCAGGATTAGCATCCTGGTTCGCGCCATGTGCAGCGTGACCATCGCTTCGAAGTTCGTTTCCGGCTGCGGTGCATCCGGAGCAACAAGATGCCATAGAGACCGGATGCCATCGACATCCATTTCCTCAAGACACTGCTTGATGGCCGCATCGCTGTCCATCATCGCCACCCCTCGTCAGAGCAATGTGATGGTCGATGCCGTAGACAATGACGGCGTGACACCATTGCCCGTGACAATGTTCGGCGTCACCGTTCCCATCCACAACAGCGTCTGCGTGCCAGTTGGCGGCGACGCATTGGAGAACGATGTCGAGAAATTCGTCACGGTACCCGAACCGCCAGTCCCAGCCGGGAAGTTGATCGCAGCAACCGGCGATGTGCTGGCTGGGCCGGTCGCCGTGACCGTCCAGCCGCCCGAGGTTCGCGCCACGTTGACCCGGGTGTAACCTGTATAAGCAGCCTCACTCGTGGCGGCCGTCCCCGCAGTGCCTGGATCAGCCGTATGCAGAGCAACCCCGATCTGCGTCTGCGGGGAGGTTGCCGCGTTGTCCGCGTAATTCGCCCAAGCCGTCGCGTTGTAGATCAGTTTGAGGATATTAGTCTCAGTCGTGCCGCCAATATTTGCCATTGTCGTCTCCTTTAGAAGCCATAGTACAAATACGTTGGCGTGTACGATGTCGAAGAACCAACGCCACTTGCCGTTCCTGTCCCACTCGCACTGCCAACCGCAGAAACGGTCGCCGCACCAACCCCACTCCCCAAGCCAGTCCCGCTCGCTGAACCCTGACCCGCAGCTTGTGCAGCCGCTGCACCCGTGCCGGACGCGCTGCCGGTTGCCGTGACCGTCGATCTACCAACCGCCGAGGCAGACCCGCTTCCGCTCGCTGCACCCTGCCCAGCTGCCTGTGCCGCCGCTGTGCCCGTGCCGGACGCAGATGCAGGAGACCTAGCCGTAGAGGCGCCCACGGCACTCGCTGTGCCTGTCCCGCTCGCACTGGCCGGCGAGGATGCAACTGAGCTGCCAACAGCGGAAGCGGACCCGGTTCCTGTTGCACTCGCAGTCGCCGAGGCGGTCGAGGCACCCACACCGGAAGCCGTGCCCGTTCCACTCGCTGCAGCCGTAGCCAATGCCGTCGAAGCACCGACACCGTTCGCGGTGCCTGTGCCTGTCGCGCTGCCAACCGATTCCCCAATACCGATCGCAGAGGCCGTGCCCGTCCCGGATGCAGAGCCAACGCTTGACGCAAAGACCAAACCAACCGCAGAGGCACTGCCTGTCCCCGTCGCAGCGCCTTGACCAGCTGCCTGCGCAGCAGCGGAACCCGTGCCTGTCGCACTACCAATCGAGGAGGCTGTCGAGGCGCCGACAGCGACTGCGGACCCCGTGCCTGCTGCCGTGCCTTGCCCAGCCGCCTGAGCTGAAGCCGTGCCTGTACCTGTTGCAGAGCCCGTCGAGCGAGCCACGGATGCACCAACACCAGACGCAGCCCCTGTTCCGGCCGCTGCACCCTGTGCCGCCGCTTGAGCGCTGGCAGTGCCTGTACCAACCGCATTACCAGTCGCAGAAGCAACCGATGCCCCGGACGCACTCGCCGTACCGGTTCCAGCTGCCGTGGCCGTTCCCGTAGCGGTGGACGCTCCAACAGCGCTTGCTGTGCCAATACCAGCCGCTGCAGCGACAAAAGCAGCGCCCGATAGCCCGCTCGCGGTGCCCGTGCCCGTCGCACTGCCAACACCAGTCGCAATCGCAGTCCCAACAGCACTGGCTGCGCCTGTGCCTGCTGCACTGGCGGTCCCGGAACCAGTCGACGCGCCCGTGGCAGAGGCCGCACCCGTTCCAGCTGCACCACCGGTCGCAGTGAAGGTTGCGGCTCCAACGGCACTCGCGGCACCAGTTCCAGTCGCAGCTCCAACGGACTGAGCCACCGAGACACCGACACCAGATGCCGCTCCCGTACCATTAGCATTGCCCTGCCCCGCCGCTTGTGCCTGTGCTGTGCCCGTCCCCGCCGCACTGCCCACCCCAGAATTGGTGGACGCTCCAATCGCGAAGGCCGTACCCGTCCCCACCGCACTGCCAGCACCCGATACGGTCGAAGCTCCAACCCCGCTCGCATCGCCAATGCCCGCTGCTGCAGCGACAATGGCAGCACCCGACAACCCACTTGCCGCGCCCGTCCCCGCCGCATTCCCAACACCAGAAAGGGTCACGGTTGAACCGGCTGCCGCCCCGCCTATTCCCGCCGCATTCCCAATACAGGAAATGATCGCAGTTGCCGCCGCACTCGCATCGCCCGTACCTGAGGCATTCCCCACTGCAGAAGCAATCGAGACACCAACGCCACTGGCATCGCCTATTCCACTCGCCGTGCCCGTCCCCGATACGGGCGGACCACTTACAGTGACCAGCGGGCCTATGGTCCATTCGGCGCCATCCCACGTCCAGACCGGTATTCCAACCGCTGGAGGGTATGGCCATTGCTCGCCGTAAGTCGGCGAGTCTGGAAAGTCCAACCCCAGCACCGACAATGGTTTGGGATACTTCGTCCATTTCACGCCATCCCATGTCCAGACCGGCACGCCCTTAGTTGGCGGTGAAGGCCATTGTTGACCGACTGATGGCGTATTTGGAAAATCCAGCGGCATTCATCCGATTCTCCAATCCGTCCCATCATCATACACAGGAACCCCATTGCTGCCTCCGCCAGCGACAACAGTACCAAATGCAGTTACCGTAGCATCTGTCACGAATGCACGACGCCCGGTATAGCCAGCGACAGGCAGATTGCTAACGATAACCCCGGTTCCATCTCCACCACCATCATTGGAGACCGAGACCCATTGCTGGGACGTACCGTCATCATAATAGACGTAAAGCTGACCATTGGAGCTGTTAAACCACAGCATTCCGGCAGTGATATTACTCCCTGTCGGTGGTGTGGTTTGTACAAAGGTCAGAGTTCCGGTGCCACCAGCGCCACCGTCCTTAAGAACGCCGGGCGCAAACCATGACGCAACGTTTCCGGGGGCTATGGGGGGTATCCAGAAGAGAGCTTCAACGCCGCCGCCGCCAACTGCCATCTAGAGCCTCCTAGATGCTGGCCGCCGCAGCCTTGATCGCCTTGATGGCGGCGTCATACCTGGATTTGGTGGACGTGTACTCCTGAAGGGCAGCTTCAGCCTTTGCTGCAAGCTGATTCGCGTGACGTTCGGCGTTGGCAATATCGCGCTTGGCCACTATCAAGGCAGTGTCGGCCTGATCCTTGATACGCTTAGCTTCCTCGTAGAGAGCCCGCCGTTCTCCATCTAGCTTCTCTGCATGATCAGCCTTGTCCTTGGCATCGGCCAGCTTAGCCTGAATGTCGGCCTTTGTGCTATCTAGCCAGTCCTGATGGGCTTTCTTGGCAGCTTCCATCTCTTTTTGGAACGCAATGCGATCGGACGCGATCTTTGTCTTGGCGGTCTCCTTGATGGACTCGACGGAATCCAGGATATCCCGGGCGGCATGACCGAGCTTCAAGTCTTCCTGAGCTTTCTCGAAAGCCTGCTTGGCGGCCTGAAATTCCTGAATGCGCGCCTTGGCGCCATCTTTGGACGTCAACAGCTCCATCAGGGCTCCGATATCAAGGGAACCGCCACCAGAAGACAGACCTGATCCGCCGACGCTCATGGCTAGTCACCTGCGGCCTGTATCAAGGTCATCGTAACCGTCTGGGTCGATGATCCTGCGGTCACCACATTAAGCCTGATGGCCCGGATTGGATAGGCATAGTTACCAGTGGCATTGGTGCTGGCCGCCGTGATGCCGGAATTAGGGAACCAGACCATACTGGTGGATGGAATGGTCATGTAATCATCGAAAGAATGTTCCACGTTATAGGAGGTCACCACACCGCCCAATTGGCAAGTACAGCCAATACCGATATTGAATGGGTTCCGCATGATGTCCGGATAATAGATAGACCCAGCCCAGTACCCGCCCAATTGCGTCGGCGGCACAGGCGTTCCTCCACCGGAAGGGCCCGAGGAATTGTAAGTGCTCGAATACCCGGTTGTGGTTGTGGTGAAGACTAATCCGGCAGTGGGCATTTGGCCTCCTATCCGTGGTGGAAGCCCTTCAAGGTCTTCGCCAGATTGGCTCGCCTGCGCAACGTCGGATTAGACGAATGACTTGCCTTTGCAAGCTTGGATGCCGGTATCTTCTGACCTTGCGGAACGCCCAACTGAGAATGCAGAGCCCCGGGATGCTTGATTGCTGACTGAATCCATTTCTTGGCCATGATCACCCCAATGACTGCAGCATCTTCAAGGTGGCTGTCCCGGCTGACCATCCTGTAGATGATAGCCGCAGGCCCGCAACAGGGCTTAACAGGGTAACGGTAATGCCATCGATCTGGTATGCCGTGGAATAATGTGTCGTGGAAATATTGCTCCAAGATGGGCTGGGCGTGCGGGCAAGATCATCCATCGTGCATTGGATGGTAAAATCGATGGTGGCGGTGTTCGAAGACTGCGTCACCTGCACCATGGTTGTCTTGGCGAGACCCGTACAGGCGAGGGCCGGTGAAGCACCAGCCGAAGATAGGGTTACATACATCGCCATCGGTCAGTCTCGCTTGCTTGCCAACCAGATATTCGTATCGATGGAATTGATGCTACTGCTTAATGTACTCTGCCCCTGTGGAACAGCAAAACTCCAAAGCTCATAGTAAAGCGCCAGACTGCTGTTAATATTCGTATTCAGGGGCTGTAAGGTCGAATTGATCTTCCCGGTCAGCGTAACCATTACTTGCAGCTCGCCGTATTCTCTTTGATCCTGGCTGACGAGAACGGCGACTTACCGGCCCGTCCGCCCCGTGCATACTTGTCCATGCGGGCCTTGGACTTCTTGCCCATGACCTTGCCACCCTTCTTGAAGCCGTTATCCTTGGACTCGGCTTCCTTCATGACCTCACTGTCAGCGGCATTATATTTACCGCGATGCCCCATTTCAGACTGGTCCTTGCCGCCGCCACTTTCGCGACCACCCCTTTTGAACTTCGCTGCTTTACCGGCCATGGATGGGCCTCCTTTAGACAGAACTAAAATGCGTCGGACCAAACAGCGCCGATGCATCGGCAGTGCCAATTGCCTGCATCTGCAGGGGCGATGGCTGAATGAACATCTGCACGCGATAGTTACCGCCAGCCGCCACACTTGACGTATAGGTTCCGCGAACATCTGGCGTGGTTGAGCCTTGGGTTGGGTAAGTCGAACCCAGCACCACGGTTACAGAGGATAACAGGACAGCCTGATTGTAAGTATAAGCATTTGAGGATACCGACACGCTGGCAAACTGGCCGACATAGTTCAGACGCGCGGGCCAGCCGTAAACATCAGCCACGCCAATCCACACACCGGTCGAAGTCCAAGTGGTCGAATTTGTGACCGCGCTGATATACTTGAAGGCCTTCTGACTTGTGACCGTAGAGCTACCAGCTACGCTCCCAGACGAGATAACCGATTCGGTCATCTTGTAGCCATACATATCACGACCGGCGATGGTATAGAAACCGGCATTGGTGGTTGTGCAGGAATTGAAGGTAATGCAGCGGCCAGTTCCAGCCGCCGGGTTCCACATCACGATGTTGCCACTTTGGCCATAGGGCACAAAAGCTGCCGTGCTATCAATGGCCCAAACCGTCACGGCTTGCCCAGTCTCCGGAGCTACAATTTGTGTCTGAATGAACCCAGCACCCGTTGCACTGATTGTAACGTTCTGCCCGCCACCAGTTACAACACCGCCATTGACAAGACCGTTGGTTGATACTGCGGATGGAATATAATCTATGAAGATTTCGCCGTTATAGAACGCGGCGATTTGATTGGCGGAAAATCCAATTGCAGCTGAGGAATTGGGGTTGGCGGAACCTCCGGGATTGTAACGATAGAACGGACGCGGGTCCATCATGCCCGTACCGAGATCGTCTACCGAAGGTCCCCGATCCTCATTGTACTGCGCGGCAGCACCGGACGACGTGACGGTGATGCCATACTGGACGGATGGGCCAGAGTTTGCGTTGATGACCATCAGGCAACTCCCGAATTGGAAAACTCGCCGTGGATTGCCGCGATGGCATGCTTTCGATCCTCGAAAGCCTCTTCAGCAGTATCCCACGATTGTTTTGACCAACTCATCTTGTTATCAACCCTAATATGCCATTTCCATTTTCGACCGCATAGAGCGACACCTTTGAAGCCGCTGGTATTATTCTTTGCCTTCTTTTGGTTCCACTGCTGCTCTGAAGGTGTGGCCTCCCGTAAGTTCTCCAATCTATCGTCTAACGTTTCACCGTTAGCATGATCGATTGTCTGTTTAGGCCAACGACCATGAACTAAAGCCCATATCACATGCGTACTGGGGTATCGTTTACCATCGATAGAAACAGATCGATAACAAGTTCCGTTTTCCTTTGTCCTTCTTACACATCCCGCTGGTGACCCAGCCCGTACTCGCTTTCCCCTGTTTCCACCACCGACAGCAATAACCCAATACAGGCTTCCAGTTTCAGGCTCGTATCGCAGTAATTCTTGCACCCGCGCGATTGAAGTCCTAGGCTTGTCCGCTTTCCTTGACATGATATCCTCCTTTTAGTATAAGGGGGTATATCACGTCTAGGGTTATCCATCAATGTCCTTTCTTGTTTTTACCAACCACTTGATTTTCATCACGAAGTTGGGAAGTTGCCATAAACTGATCTCCAATCGTAATAGCCAAAGGAGTATCGCTGATAACCCTTTACAAGCAGGTTGTCAGTGGTAAATTCGACACTCATGTCCATTTCGAAGGGGATGCGGTCCATGTAGATCAGGCCATCCACGTTGGTCAGCAGGAACCACGCAAACGAACTGGTCAGGTAATCATTGATGATGAAGCCTTCCTTGAAGCTGTCGTTCATGCCAAGGATGGCGTTCACGTCGTTGTCTGCCGTGCCGGGCCGAAGCTCTGACCTGAACAGACGGAGCGCAATGGGTTCCAACTGTGTGGGAATCACAGCCTTGCGGCCACGGGCGTAGATTTTCAGGCCCGCATTATCCCGCCACGTCGAACGGACCGAGATACCTGCATTGAGCAATGAGGTCTCGTTGAGGTCTTGGTCGGTGCCCGGACGGTTGCCGATGGTATTGCCGTCAATCGGATGGGTCGGCGAGAACAAGGCCTGCCCATCACCGCCCACGGCATTATTAAAAGTCGTACCTGTATTGAAGACATTGGCACCATAGATTTCTTCCGTTTGCTGGAAAGATGCCATCAGACCATCGTTGGATGGGCCAAACTCTGCCTTGTAGAGATTGTCATCGATGGCCTTGCGGGTGATGGCATAACCAAGGCCGATCTCGTTGTGCTCTTGGTTATACACATAGCGCTCGCCAGCCGCATTGTCGAAGGCGGTCACACCACCTTCCTGCTTCAGCTGCGCGAGCCCCAGATAACGCATCGAGGCCCGGCGCTCTAGCGCCATCTTCGAATCAGTGGTGCGGAAGAGTTTCTGCCACTGACGTTCGATCTGTTGATACTTGCCGCTGACTCCCCAGAGCTTAAAGCCCCGGCAAGAGCAAATCGCGAATCTGCGCTAATGCTACTGGCACGGGAATCCTAACCTTTCTCGTTGCACTGAAGGTGCGTAAATATCATAGCGCAACAGTACTATGATACTACGAAGGACCTTCCTCGAAAGAGAAAGGCTGGGCGAAAAACATGGCCTATGGTCCATCTTTCCCATTAGATACCAGTGGTATTCTTTCGATCCCAGTTGTTGGGCGCGACAATCACGATGTTGCCGAGGCTGGTGTTGTCTGTGCCGTTCTGGCCGGGCGGCACCCAGTTGGAATAAAGGTCCATCAGGCGGAACGGCAGGGTGTTGGTTGTCGCAAAGCTAGAGCTATTCAGCGTCACATTGGACACACCGGTTAGAGTGTTGCCCATCGAAGATGTGCCTGAACTAAACCCAAAGTTCAGGCCAATGTATGAAGCTGAAATAACTGACCCGGTGGTGCCGCCTTGACCGGTCGAGCACTGCACCGTCCACAACATTTCAGGGTCGGTGGACACCCACGCCGCAGCATCCAAGGTGCCGGATGATGTCAACACGGACCCGGGAAAATACGGCTGCCATGTTTTGCGGGCAATAGCAGGCAGGTAGTATTCGCAGCCCATGAAGATGCCACGAATCTGGCCATTGCCAGAAATGGTGGACCCGCCGACGACATACGGTCCTGCCGAGGATGTGCAGACTGGATCACCCGTGAAATACAGATTGGCGTCGCTGGATGCGATGGTCAGCTGTTCGAAACCGCCGGTCGGCGGGCTGCCGTCCAGACGGCGCCACTGACGAAAGCCAAAGGGTGCGATGGTGTTGACCATGGTAGCTCCTTACGCAGATGTTGCGTTGAGTGAGCCACCACAGCGCGTGATGGAGGGGATTGGTCCAGCGCGAACCGAGAATTATGGCATTGTTATGTCAGGAACCCAGGAAAGTCAAATTACTCGTCATCCTTAGGAACGACAAACGGTTCATAGGATTTTTTAACGCCGGATACCCGGCGGGCACTTCTGTGCTTGGTGTCAAACGTGACACCCTCAATATCACCACCAAATATCTGGGCTTCCTTGCCCTTGACCTGTCCGGTCGCCTTCTGAAATTCCCGTTCCTCCACCATCTGGCACATCTGTTCAGAACGCTCACACAGCACCAAGCCGTCGTATTCGATAAAGCCTTGATAATCCACGGGATGATACATCCCGGGATGGCGCGTGGCCGGGACAGGTTCCCAGCCACGCGATTGAAAGCGGCCAAAGCGCCGCGCCTGTTGCTGGCCCAGAACGGAATAGGTTTTCCATTCATAGCGCATGCCCGTAGGCCACAGATGGCGGGGCACGTCGAGGAAACCGCCCTCTTCCTCGGCGTCGAGGATTTTTGCAAATTCCTCGATGGACACTGGCTTGGCCGTTTTTGGCTTAGCAGGTTCGCCCTCAAAAGGATTGGCTTCAACCGTAGAGGGCTTGGGCGGTCGTCCCATTTTGGGTTCTCCTTATTATATATTAGGTGGGGGAGGGCTTCGGGGTTGGCGCCTGACCCGGAGGCTTCGGCTTGCCACCGCCACCCTCTGGAACATAGACCAGAACCCATCCCCACCTATCTGTATAGTACCATTGCCAGCCTTCACCAAGACCGCCACCCGGCGGGCAGATCGGTGGCTTATCCGGGATATCAGGGATTTCAGGTGGGTCCGGCAGAACGATCGGATGGGTTGGAACCGGCGGGGGTGTGTAGATCGGATGGGCCGGTTCGACCGGCGGCCAAGCGCCAACCGGCGGCGCAATCGGGTGGGCCGGGTGTGGCGGGATCGGGGTGCCGACACCATAACCCGGGTCTACCTGAAAAGCTCCCATGCCGGTAATCGTTACGTTCTTGGTATTTCCTGCACTGTCAGTAATGGTACCGACAATAATGACGGATTGAGCCATGTCCTATCCTTTCAATTGATGAGTCCATCACGCTTGGCTTTCTGCATCTTCAGAAGATTCTTGGCATAGGTCACTTCATCGATGCCGGACAGGGCGGCGATCTCGCGCTGTTCTGGATCGAGTGTGATCTTGCCACCGGTCTGCTTGCCGGTAGATGGGCTGGTAGCAGTCTTAGATGGCGGGGCTGCGACAGGGGCTCTGGTCACTTCCTGTTCCTCTTCTTCAGGTTCGGCATAACCCAACCGCTGTTCGATATGCTGGAAGTATTGCTTGGACCCGGCCCGGTATTTCAGGTCCTCGGTCTCGATGTGGGCCGCCTGCAAGCGCATGTTGACGCGGTTGTCGGTCATGGTCTCAGGGTGCGCCTTCAGCCAGTCCTTCTGGCTTTGCAATAAATTGGGAATGGTGTCGATATATTCTTCGACGCTCATTTGCCGCTGCTGTTGCGGTTGCTGCGGTGGCTGATTGGCGCGCTGCTTGGCCTGATAGGCCTCGCGGCTTTTTTGGTCTTCAATCGCGACCTTGGCATCTTCAAACTGGGCCAACCGGCTTTCGGCGCGAGCCAATCGCCGGTTGGCATCTGCCACGAGCTTATGATCCCCAGCCTCACTCGCAGCGGCAATATCGTACTGGGCGCGTTCGGCTTCCGACTGAGCGCGGCCAATGGCATTGAGAATAGCGTCATATTCCGCATCCTCAGCCCTTACGCGATAGCTTCCAGCTTCGTATTCGCGCTGTTCACGGGCACGTTCGGCATCCTGCCTGGCGCGGATTTCATTTTGAAGACGCTTGTCGCTTTCGGCATTCGCCCGGCGCATATCCTCAAGCTGGCGCTTGAGATCGCTTACGTCTTCTTCTTCAGTGATATCTTCATGTAAATCTCGTGATCTATTATCCTTCCCAGCGCCAGAAACAGATGCTTCCTCGCTGCGTAACGCTTTACCTCTTCCATCTGCTGATCGAGCATCTTCATCAAACGGGTTTTCCCCGACTTCGACTTCGCCTTCCGGCGCGAACTCGACCGTAAGGGGCTTGTCTTTTGGGACATTGGCGGCTTCTTCCTTGGTGCGGACAGCACGAATGCGGGGCATTAGAGGAAAATCTCCGGGTTCTTGGCGCGCATTTTCAAGGTCCGATCCGTCAGCATACGGCAGGCAGTACCATTGACCATCACCTGCCAGCCGTCGCCGACGCGGTAGACGATCCAATCGCCTACGTTGACTGTTTGCCCCATAAAATCCGTAGTCTCGTTTGACAGAAAGGCCGTAGGCCCAGTCTTCAAGACAAGCCCCACCTTACCCTGATACTCGTCTTCATCAATGTTCTGGCCGGGCCGAATAATGCCACCTTTGGTGACTTCAGGGCGAATGTAAATCCCAACCAATATCTGATTGTGGAACACATCAATCTCGGAGAGATCGCCAACGGCTTCAAGCAAAGCCTCTTTCGGATTGGTCGCCAAGGCCAGTTGCTGGGTCTTGGGAGCAGAGATAACCGGCATCACTTCCTCATATCATCAGCAACGGTTTCCATTTCGGCAAGAACAGCCCTCAGGGCATGCAGATAGCCCAAACTGTACTTGTATTCATCGAAGCTCGTCAATCCAGATTGGGTCATGCTCGACGCCATCATGTCGTACATGATGCCAATCTTTTCGCGCAAAAGGGCCTCAAACCGGTCCACTAATTTGAACCCATGATCGCCTTGAACGGTGGCTTGGGCATATGAGCTTTCTCCAAACGCCCGATGCCACTCTGCGCACTGGCACTCATGCCCGGTGGTTCCATGATATCCTTGGGCTGCCGATTGACCAGGGCACCCGCCTTCGGCTTGTTGACGGCGCCACCCGCCTTGAACCCCGGCGCAGCGGACTGGTTGCGGTGCTGGCCGCTGTGCGAGCTTTCGTGGACGCCGCCCGCCTTGTTCTCGCCAACCGCGCGCATCACGGGGATGACCAGATTGTTCTCTTTCCCCATGGCCTTGGCCTTGGCCTTATGAGTTGCGAAGGCCTTATCCCTGTATTCCTTCATGTGCAGTCCCCTTCCTTCATAACTTTACCGCCAGACTGAAAGTCCATCCGGTCAGGTTGGCTGGGTGGCGTCATCGGACCGCCATGCTTGGGATGGCTGATCGACGCAAACCTGTCCGCTTTGTCGGCCGGGCTTTCGAAGTTGGCGGGCGATCCGGAAATATTGCCCATCTTCTTCCGGCTGGACGTATGGGATTGCGATGCAAAGGGATTAGCCATTGGATTTCCTCGCCGCTGGTTTTGGCTTCGGTTTCATCTTGGCGACCTTAATCTGCGCGTCGGCGCCGATCTTGGCAATACGTTCCTTGCTCTGGATTTCCTGACGCTTGGTCACACGGTCCTGCCGGTCCATGTTGCGCTTGTGCTTGAGTTCAAGCTTAGAAGTCTTGCGCTCGTGTTCTAGCTCGGCTTCCTGTTTCTCGCGCTCTAATTCCATAGCATGATGATGCTTCTCACGTTCCAGTTCCATGGACTGTTCGTGCTTGTCGCGCTCCAAATCCAGCTTGGACTGGTTTTCAAAGTGCTTGTTGGCCATATCCATGACCATGCCGCCGCGCTTGAAAGTCTGTTCATTCTGCTGATGCTGAAGATCAAGTTCATGCTGCTGCTGCTGTTGCGCCATATCCTGCTGGGATTCGACATTGGCCCGGTGGTGGTCGAGCAACATATCCATGGCCTTCTGATGCAGATTGGCATCAACCTCCTTGCCATGGATGATGCTTTCCTCCTGAATGCGCAGCCGCTCCAGAACCTGTTTCATCTGCTCGGACCGCTCGCGGGACTCACGGTCGGCCGCCTTGTCGGACGACTGGATTTGAGCCAGCTTCAGTTTCAGCATGGCCTGCATGGTCTGAGATTGCTGCTGCTGGGCATTGGCCTGCTGCTTGGCCTGTGCCGCAATCAAGGACGGATTTGGCGGTGGTGGTGCAGGCGTCTGACGGAATAGACCCTCGGGATCGATACCGGTAATCCGCATAATACGGGTATCCACGGCGATAGGATCATACAGATCGGGCGCACTTTGCTGCAAAGTCTTGATGACCACAGCCTTGGCGATCCGGTGCATCGATGTCGGGTTGTTGGGATCAGCCACTGGGACAAGGTTGGCGTCCTTCAGGCAAGCAATGAATTGCTCTTTGCGCCAAGGCGGGATCGCATTGATGTAACCGTGGCGCCAGAACGCATCCGGGTCTTCAAGAAAGCGCTGCTTCAGAAGCTGGAATTCCTTGGCTTGGGCCGCATGGAGCCTTTTATGGACAGCATCCATGACCTTGGTGTTTTGCTCGATCATGGCCAAGATGGTACCGACAGGGGTTTCGGCGTTGCCTTCGCCGATATCGACCTGTGCGGAGCCACCAACGCGCTGGCCCAGCTGCTCCAGATTTTGCGTCAAGTTCACAAAGGCCGCACCGGGGTCTTTGTAAGGGATCGGCATGATGGCTTGCTGGATGGGCAGGTTACCGGTGTCCAGTGCGACACCCGCGCCCGGCGGCACCCGGAACAGGTTGGTTAGCTGCCTGCCGTACTCCTTCTTGTAAATAAAACCCGGAAAGGATGCGAACATTCCGGCATCAAGTTGTATACGGAGGGCGGCCGTAAGGGCAGTGGTGATGTTGCCGAGGATATGAATGAGACCAATGCCGTAGAATCCAAGGGCACGAACGAATGGAAAATCAACGAAGTACTCCCGAGCCATGCACATCTTATCGTCTTCGTCCCAATTGCGGCGAAGGGCGAGGATTTGACGGCTTTCTTTGTGAATCGTGACAACATAGGGAAGTTGAAGCCCGGTGATCTTTCCCGATCTGCTTTTATGTTCGAAGCCCGCAATATCGAGTTCGCAGTAGCACTCATAGATCTCGTGTTCCGAATCCTGCGGTCGCTTGACAACTTGCTTGATGCCGTCGATCTCCCGCTTTTTCTCGGTGACCGGGTCCTCCATAGGGTACTGGGTTGGCATCAAGTCCAGATTGTCCCGGTAAGCTCCGGCGATCTGCATCCTTTTCAAATAGGATGGACGCATCTTGATGCGGTGCGTGATCCGTCCGCAGTTCTCAAGGTTGTTTTCGGCATTGGACACGATGAGGTCTTCGGCGTCGATACTTTCCGAGACCGGCCGCCGTTTGATCGGATCGTTGTAGACTTTCTTGACGCCCTGCCCACCAGCGCCGATCCAGAACAGCATCCTGTCCGTATCCGGAACATATTCAGTCGCAACCGTCATCAGCCAATGGTTCAGACCGGTTTCCAACGCTTCCGCCATTTCGTCGGAGTGCTGCGACATGATCCCGGGAATGACCGGCTTGGGCGGCGCCATCAGCCCGGTTGGCGGGGGCGGTGGTTGGGGTGGCGCTCCACCCGGCGGCATTCCAGGCGGCATACCGGGCATCCCGCCCGGAGGTGGACCGGGAGGTAATGGCCTCCCTCCGGGCGGTACGGGAGGTGCAGGCTGGGGCCCACCTCCTATCGGTGGTCCGCCGGAAGGTGGGGGAAGTGGACCACCGGGTCCTTGTGGCATCGGACCCTGACCTAATTGCGGCGGGGGTGGCGGGGGCGGCGGTGGAACTGGTGGCTGCGTCAACTCCTTGGGCGGAATTGGATTGTCGTTTCGTATCTTAAGAGGACCGGAGGCAGGTAATAGTTCACCTCTAGCTGTGGCCTGAAATCTGAGGACAGCTTCGAGCAGTAGGGGGTGTTGGACTTTAGAGACACCCTCTGCCGTAACCTCACCTGTAGGCTCGTGAAGCTTGAGTCCCAATAGGGCGATACCTCGTGAACGGGTATCCAGCCAGTCTCGCCGTGAATCATCGTCGTTCTGAATCCCTTCAAGCAGTTCCGATGCAATCCGCGCCAGTTCCCCCGGTTCGATGTCGTCCGCAAGGTTGCCAAACCACTTTGGTTTGGCATGTCCGTTCATCCTTGGCTTAAAGTCCAGAGTGAGCGACCCGTCTGGATTTTCTGTATGTCCCACACCGTTATGGATCGTCGTAGCCATCCCTGTGGGATTGCCGAGATCAATGGTACTCGGCAATTTAAAAGGGTTAGGTCGTTGGGGATCTGGTAAAAGCAGTGGATCAAGCCGACTAACCATGATACCGCCCTACATCAACACGGATATAACACGCCCATTCTGGGTCTATACCTGTATTGTTCCTCAATCTCGTATCTGGCCTCTTCGCGGGTCAGGGCATAGCCAAAGTCGCGCAAGTACCGCATAGCCATGGTCACGCTGTCAACCAGGTCGTCATGGGTGCCTTTCGGGAAGACGGCGCACTGGTTGATGACCTGATCAGCCCAAGTGATGCCCTTTGGCGTGTAAACCATCCCATCCGCAAATAGATGAATGATGCTGTGCGCTCGCGCCACCTTGTCCCGGTCAACCATGCCCTTGCCAGGATTGACCAATTCGATGCCAAACAGGCCGTTAAAGCCAATCAGACGCCTGATTTCCTGACTGACAGACAAGCCAGACGCCTTGCTTTCGATCAGAAGTCTGTCAACCGGCGGACGGCCGGTTGCCAGATCACCTGCGCAAGATTGGATGACCTTATTGACCAGCGCATGCATTTCCAGACGTTCGTTCCAAGCGTGCAACAGGATAAATTTCGGGTTCCGGTTGGCGTCCCTGAACAAGCCCCAGATCGTCAAGGCGCTGGCGTCGTTCTCCTGTTTTTCGGTATAGGCTGTATCCAAAGAAGCAAGAATGTACTCAATGTTTTCAGGAAACTTAGGCGCATCCCAAGTTTGCCAATAGTCGCGGCGAATGATTGAACCACCCCGGATTTCAGGGCTTTGCTGGTACTGACCGGACCATGCATACTCTTTCTTGGCATGCCGAATTTCTTCACACTGTTCCGTGCCAAACCGTTCCGGCCACGCAAGGTCACCTTCATTGTGACGGGGATCGACCCAAAAGACTTTCTCCGGGGGAATTTCTTGGTCATCCCAGAGATCGAAGTTTCTGATCTTTCCTTCAACATCATAGCCGCATACCATCCCGTTTGGCACATAGTACATGGGGATGCATAAATGCGTGTACCCGAGATCATTATCCAACGCGACGCCGGACACATCTTCCTCATGCAGCCGCTGCTGTATCACGACAATGGCACTTTCCTTGGGGTTATTCAGACGATCTGGCACAACTTCGGTAAACCACATATTTGTGGTCCAACGCACCGCTTCACTTTCCATCATCATGGTGTTGTTCGGATCATCGATTACAAAGCGGTCTCCGCGTTCACCGACGCCGATGCCGCCGACCGACGTCGCGAGCTTCCATCCGGTCTGATCATTGGCGAACTTGACTTTGGTGAACTGCTCATTGGAGATACGAAACCGGCCCCGCCAAAGCCGCTGGTAGCGCTCACTCATGACGACATTGCGGCAGCGCAAATTATCGCGCTCTGTCAGATGGTTCGAATAGGAAGCACAGACATAGCGATACCATGGTCGATTCTGCGGACCCCATTCCCACGCAGGCCAGAAGACGTTTGTAAGAAGTGAATTTCTCGTTACAAAACAATGACTTGCTGCAACATAAATGCCCCCATCTACTTCAATACAATTGACGACTTTCTGACCAATCGGAACCACAGATTTTATATATCGATACCCAATGCGACTTGCGCGGGGCGGTATTTTTCTGGCGTCGAGACGAGATTGTTTTCTTTCTAGTTTAAATACCTTAGCGCCAAGTGGCGGCGTAAACCTTAACCTATTGCCATTACGAGAGGCCTTGATGCCAAGGCTGGATAAAATCCTATGCAACCCATCGATGATCTTTTCATTTTCACTAGTAAATCTGCATCTTACCTGACCATCTCGATCTATGTCAGCCTGACCATCACTATCCATAAGACCACGAACAAGTTCCCAGCGCTGGGCTACACTACCCTCAAAATATTCCTCCGGAATATGTTTATTTTTGACAAGGTCAAAATAGTGAAGTCGTTCTTTTAGATCATCTATTTGAACTCGGTGGGCGGTTCCAGTACCCACCACTTCCCGCCCAAGGATTTCTACATGAGCCAAATCCGTTTTCCCGCAATAGATAACTGCCAAACCAGCATCTCCGTCACCAAGCCAATATCCCAACAAATATGGCTCAATTTCGAGATCGGCACGCGGGAATTGAATAGGAGCGGACATAGGAATGCGATCTGACCGCTGGCGCCCCTTACCAACAAGGAGGTCTCTGGTCTCTACGATTAAGGACTTTCTGCCCCACTTTCCTCTTCCATCATGGTTTTGATTGGGAAAATCTCTTTCAATCGCCCATTCATGAGCGGCGCCAGCCGTAATCTTTAAACCATCGTCAAATGTAATCTCGTAACATGGTTCCAGCACATTGGGCGTACGATTGGTGATCACCCGGGGCAAGCCATCTGGCCCAAAAACATAGTCCCCAATTCTCAATGCCCCGTGAGGTTTCCAGCCGCCAAGGGTCGGGACCAGGGTTTCGTAAGTTATCGCCTTGGTAAAGCCAGGTGGAACGTTAATTAAGAGCCTCCTTATTTCGCCCTTGGTGACAGCCTGTAAATGCTCGGCAATGGCGGTAATCGCCCACCCTTCCACAAAGGGGATGGCTGGTTCCACAACCGGCCAGACATAGCGCACGAAGGAGAGTAAATCTCCCTCCATGGCCCGGGCTTCAGCCTTTTCACGAAGCTTGGCGGTCGCCAGTGTCACATTTCTGGCTATTTCTGAACGCAGGAGATCATTCATGGGGCCATTATAGCGCCTGCCTTAATTTAGACAAACTGTCTCCCCAAGATGGGTTTATGAACATCAAAGACCTTCGCAGACTGCGTGACGACACCCAACGTCGTTGGGCTGAACTCCACCGTCTTGGCGACTACGACGCCAACACCCCTTACATCAAAAGCACCCTCTGGAACTTACTCCATCTGATTGAACACGCCATTCAGATGCACCCCGACCTCGGAAAGAGGGCCCGCAAGACAAAGAAGGCTCCCTGATGCAGGCTCCCACCCTCAGATCAGCCCGGCTGATCCTGTCCGAACCCATGATCCATCGCGGTATGGATATGACGCATTATCTGAAGTGGCTGAACGACCCGGTCGTCACGCGTTATTCGGAACAACGGCATCAGAAACACACCAAGGACAGCCAGTACAGATACCTGCAATCCTATATCCACAATGAGGACATGTACTGGGATATCAAGCTTGAGGAAAACCCTATCGGGTCAATGACCGCGTTGCTCGACCATGCCAACATGGTCGCCAATGTCGGCATCCTGATCGGGGACGTGCGCTACTGGGGACGTGGCTTTGCCTGCGAAGCCTATGACGCCGCCTGTGAATATCTGTTTGGCGAGCGCTTTCGCAAGATCGAAGGCGGCACCATGGCTTGCAATGAGGCCATGATCAGTGTCTTCAAGAAGCTTGAGTTTACCCAAGAGGCCGTGATCAAGGACCACTTCCTGTTCAACGGACAACCAAAGGACCTGCTCATCTATGGCAAAATCCGCGCCACCAAAGTCCTCGCCCTCAAATCAGATCAAAGAGAACGGCGAGGCCCAGAATGATGTCCTCGGGTTCTGGAATGAAATGGCTGAGAAATACGGTCACTCCGATAAGGCCACCAACCCAGATCAGCACTACCGCAAGCTTGAAATAGAATCTATTCTTCGGGTCATTGGCTTGATGCCCCATGAGACCATCCTTGACGCTGGTTGCGGGAACGGCTTCACCACGGATATGATTGGCGACAAGTTTCCGGATTCTGATGTTGTTGGGGTGGATTTTTCGCCGAAGATGATCAAACAGGCGAAGGATTTGGGCAGTGGACCCAATATCGAGTTCCACGAGGGCGACGTTCTATCTCTGTCGCGCAATCGATATCTTATTCCGCGTCATTATGACGTGGTCATTTCTACGCGCTGTCTCATCAATTTATCGAACTGGGAAGAACAGAAAATTGCCATTCTCGAAATGAGAAAGATGCTGAAACCTGATGGTCGCCTGATCTTGGTGGAAAACTTCAAGGAAGGCTTGGCAAACCTCAATCTCATTCGCAACGCGCTTGGCCTACCTCCGATCACCGAACGCTGGCACAATTTCTACATTCCGGATGACAGTTTCAAGCGATTTATTGCCCAGGGACAGAACATCTTCGCGCTCGAATACAGCGAAAACATCGGCCATTTCTACTACATGGCGTCCCGTGTGCTCTATGCCAAAATCTGCCAGGAAAAAGGTATCGAACCCGATTATGACAGCGATATCAATAGAATTGCAGCGCAGATGCCGACCTTCGGCAATGAATGCGGATGCTCTCCCAATCTCCTTCTGGTCTTGAGGAACGCAAATGGAAGTACCCCAAACCGAAGCCTTTCTTAAAGGCGAAGGCGATGCATGGTATCATCGCAACAAGGACAAGCCAAAGCGTGACTCCATCACGCCAATGGTCATAAATCTTGACCTGAAGCCCACAGAGATCGTCGTGTTTGGTTGCTCTGACGGCTGGCAAGTTGACAATCTGCACCAGCTTTTTCCAGACGCCCATATTCTCGGCGTTGATCCATCACACGACGCCATCGAGGATGCACGCAAGTCATACAAAGCCCCACGGGTCGAATTCATGGTTGGCACGGTTGATTTCCCCAAGATCAAATCCGCCGATCTGATCATCTATGCCTTTTGCCTATATCTGGTGGACCGCAACCTGTTGCAACGTGTCGTCATGGAAGCCGACGCTATGTTGCGCGAAGGTGGCCATATCATCATCCATGATTTTGCTGCCCTGAATCCGCGCAAGGTGCCCTACAAGCACAAGGAAGGCCTGTTCTCCTACAAGATGAACTATAGCAAACTTTGGACGGGCAACCCGGCCTATCAGTTGATCGGTGAGTTTTACCCCGATACAGAAACCCGCGTTTGGGCTTTGCGCAAAGATACAGATCAGGGATGGGCCCTATGAAAATCGGCATCCTCGGCTATGGATCAATTGGACGGCGACATACCAAGAACGCTACAGCGCTTGGTCATCAAACTCGCGTTTATGATCCTCAAATCGGTGACTTCACGCGTGAACATGTCATCGGATGGGCCGACGCCATCATTGTGGCCTCACCTACGGAAGATCACGTTATTGATCTTCATGATTCCCTTGCATCCGGAAAACACGTGCTGGTCGAAAAGCCGATTGGCTATGATAGCCCGAATACAATCGAGAACATTTTTTCAAACGCCGCGTATGACCTCATTGTCGCCACCGGCTTCAATCTGCGTTTTCATTCCTGCGTTCAAGAAACAGTCAGAGTTCTCAATAAGGGCTTGCTCGGTGACATTCAGTGCGCATCGTTCTCCGTTTTGCAGAAATCCGACAAATCGCCCTATCTGCGTGATGGCGTCATCCGAAATTGGGCTGTTCATGAGATCGATCTGGCGCATTTCTTCTTCGGCGAGGGCGGAGTCATTCAATGCACCGCTCCAATGGACGATCAAGGCAAGGATTCGACCGAGTGCTTCATCACTATGAAGTTTCCGTCCGTTGCGGACCGGGTTTTCATTCAGGCCGACTACTACACCGACCCACAGCAGCGATTTTACTGGATCGAGGGCAGCGTAGCTTCAATTTATGTCAACCTGATCCGCCGTGAGATCGCCATGCGCATCAATGGCGAAGGCATGGCATTGTATTTTCAGGGTCATGACAGCTTTGATGACAACTATGTCGATGAACTCAAGACGTTCATCAACGTCATAGAGACTTCAGA